AGCAGACTCAGACTATGAGCCTGGTACAGTCGTAGTATTCGGAGGAGATGCAGAACTATCAGTAACAGGACAACATGCAACACATACTGTTGCAGGTATTGTAACAACTAATCCTGCTCAAGTCTATAATGCAGAATGTACTGCAGGCGAGGGTGAATTTGTTGTAGAACTAGCACTGATCGGTCGTGTACCATGTAAAGTAATCGGCCCAATTGAAAAAGGTGATCTAATTGTTACTTCTGATCAAGCAGGATTTGGATGTAAGGGTGATCCTGATAACATCAAACCTGGTACTGTAATTGGTAAAGCAATCACAGCCTTCAACGATGGCCTAGATGGTGTAGTCGAAGTACTTGTAGGTAAAAACTAATTCTAACTACCTTAGAATCGTTAAGTCATACTTAACATGTAAAGAGAGTCGAAAGACTCTCTTTCCACATACGGATAATTAATTCACTAAATTAAGATCAGATAAGTATATGTATGAATACTTTTACGATGTCTTTTGACACTAGAATGGCAGAATGGTACATGTTAAGACAACGTATCAGTGAATTAAATTTAGAAGAACAATGTATTGAAATAGATAAATTTTGGCAACAATGCCCACTAAATAACTATTATCTACATCCACATGATATAAAAGATTGGCCTAATCCATGGCAACTCTTACAAGATAATCATTATTGTTTTTATGCACGTGCTTTAGGTAACATATATACTTTGGCAATATTGGGTATAAAAGATGTTGACTTGTGTTTAGCAATCGATTATACTGATACAGAGGTAGTATTAGTCTTAGTAGACAACGCAAAATATGTGTTGAATTACTGGCCGAATTCGGTAGTAAATACACTGTTGTCGGATTTTAAGAATGTCAAATATATTGACGTTCAACCACTATATAACAAAATAAATTAGGTAAAGAATGAATATACAAGTCACTAAAAGATCAGGAAAGGTAGTAGAACTACAACTAGAAAAGTGGCAAGCCCAAGTAGCAAAAGTATGTGAAGGAGTATCTGATGTATCACAATCAATGATTGAGATCACATCACAACCACATTTTTTCGATGGTATTACTACTAGAGAAATCGATGAACTTACTCTACGTGCTATCGTTGATCTTATCGATGAAGAACAAGCACCAGAAACAGGACACACTAATTATCAATTCGTAGCGGGTAAACAACGTTTATCAATGTTACGTAAAGATGTATATGGTTGTTATAATCCTCCGCATCTATATGAAATTGTAAAAACAAATGTAAAAGCCGGACTCTATACTCCAGATTTACTTGAATGGTATTCAGAAGATGATTGGAACAAGATGGAAAAGATCATCAACCATGAAAAAGATGAAAACGCATCTTATGCCGCTGTTGAACAAATGATAGGTAAGTATCTAGTAAGAAATAGATCAACTGGTCAAATCTATGAGACTCCTCAAGTAAGATATATGGTAGCCGCCGCAACCGTATTTCATAAAGAAGAACCAGAATCTGCAAGAATGAGATATATCAAAGAATACTACAATTGTGCTAGTGATGGACTATTCACTCTTGCAACTCCAGTACTTGCCGGATTAGGAACACCGACTAAACAGTTTAGTTCTTGTGTTCTTATTAAGAGTGATGATGATTTGGATAGCATCTTTGCATCAGGTGAAATGATGGCAAAGTATGCAAGTAAACGTGCAGGCATTGGTCTTGAAATAGGTCGTTTAAGACCCCTAGGAGCCCCTATAAGAGGCGGAGAGATCATGCATACGGGCATGATACCCTTCTTAAAGAAGTGGTTCGGAGACTTACGTTCTTGCTCCCAAGGTGGTATTCGTAATGCTAGTGCTACAGTATTTTATCCTATATGGCATCATCAATTTGATGACTTAATAGTACTTAAGAACAATCAAGGAACAGATGAAACTAGAGTTAGACATATGGACTATGGTGTATGTCTAAATGCATTCTTTTGGAAACGATTCAAAGACAAAGGAAACATTACATTCTTTGATCCAAATGAAGTGCCTGATCTGTATGAAGCATTTTATTCAGATACTGCTAAATTTGAAGAACTCTACGTCAAATACGAAAGGTCCCGTAGCCTGCGGAAGAAAGTCATGTCAGCAGAAGAAGTCTTTAAGTCTGGTATCTTAAAAGAAAGAACAGACACAGGAAGAATATACTTAGTCTATGTTGACAACGTATCTAATCAAGGTCCGTTCGATACTACAGAGCATCCTATCTATCAGAGCAATCTATGTTGTGAGATATTGTTGCCTACAAAGCCTTTTAAACGTTTAGATGATGATACGGGACGTATTGCTCTCTGTACACTTGGATCGATCAACTGGGGAGCATTCAGACACCCTGAGGACATGCGTAGAGCATGTCGTATACTTCAGAGAAGTCTATGCAACATCTTAGATTACCAAGACTTCTTATCGATTCAGAGCAAATTAAGTAACGATGAAATACAACCTTTGGGTATCGGTGTTACTAACTTAGCATACTGGCATGCAAAACGTGATTACATATATGGTGACAAAGATGCATTACAAGATGTTAAAACATGGATGGAACATCAAGCATTCTTCTTAACAGAAGCAACAGTAGAACTAGCAAAAGAAAGAGGCAAATGTTTAGATAGTGATAAGACATGGTATGGTAAAGGTACATTCCCTTGGGAACGTAGAGCAAAAGGTGTTAATAAATTAGCAAACTTTAAACCAGAATGTGATTGGGAAACACTTAGAAAAGATATGAAAGAGTACGGTGTTAGAAATGCAACTCTAATGGCAATCGCTCCGGTAGAATCATCTAGTGTAGTAATCAATTCAACAAATGGTATTGAAATGCCAATGAGTTTAATCTCTGTTAAAGAAAGTAAAGCAGGGTCATTAACACAAGTAGTACCAGACTATCACATTAAACGTGTAAGAAACTCTTATCAATTGATGTGGGAACAACAAGACTGTGATGCATATCTAAAGACTGCGGCAGTACTAGCGGCTTATGTAGATCAAAGTATATCAACAAATACATTTTACAATCCAGCACACTTCAAAGATCAAAAAGTGCCTACGACATTGATCGCAAAGAACTTAATGCAGGCACATCAATGGGGACTTAAGACTTTTTATTATTCGTTAATAAATAAAGCAGGTGCGAAAAGAACTGACGAACAAAACATAGTACACGACATAGCAAAACAATATATAGCAGAACCAAAGTTTGAAGACGATGATTGCGAAGCATGTAAATTATAAGGATTAACAATGAGCAAAGAACAATACGATTTAACAAAACAAACAACATACTTAGACAACAAAATGTTTTTGGATCCGGCAGGGCCAGTTACTATACAACGTTTTGAAGAAGTCAAGTATGATCAAATAGCAAACTTTGAAGAAACTGCAAGAGGCTTTTTTTGGGTACCAGAAGAAATTAGTCTGACTAAAGATGCAGGAGATTTTAAAAATGCTAGTGATGCAGTTAAACACATCTTTACTGCTAACTTATTAAGACAAACAGCATTAGATAGTCTACAAGGCAGAGGCCCTGTACAAGTCTTTACTCCTGTTGTAAGTTTGCCTGAACTAGAAGCATTAATGTATAATTGGTCATTCTTTGAGACTAACATACACTCACGTTCTTATAGTCATATTATTAGAAACATTTATAATGTGCCTAAAGATATCTTTGATACTATCCATGACACAAAAGAAATTGCAGATATGGCATCTTCAGTTTGCGATTACTACGATGGCTTACATGAAATCAACTGTCAAAAAGAAATGGGCAAAAAGATCGATGAAGAAAAACATATCAAAGCAATTTGGATGGCTCTACATGCAAGTTATGCCTTAGAAGCATTACGATTTATGGTATCATTTGCTACATCATTAGCAATGGTAGAGAATAGAATCTTCATGGGTAACGGCAATATCATTTCATTGATCTTACAAGATGAACTACTTCACAAAGGTTGGACAGGCTGGATCATTAAACAAGTTGTTAAAGAAGATCCTAGATTTGAGAAAGCGGCAAAAGAATGTGAGCAAGAAGTTTATGATATGTACATGGATGTCATTAGAGAAGAAAAAGAATGGGCAGACTATTTGTTTAAGAAAGGCCCTGTAATTGGTCTTAATGCAAATATTCTAAAAGACTTTGTAGACTATACAGCATTAGAATCACTAAAAGCAATTAACATCAAGTATATGAATCCTGCTCCAAAAGCAAGTCCTATTCCTTGGTTTAATAAGCACAGTGATACTAGCAAAAAACAAACTGCACTACAAGAAAATGAATCAACTAATTATGTAATCGGTGTAATGTCAGACTCACTTGACTATGACGAGTTGCCTGAATTAGCATAAAATTTATTTGACTGCTAAAAACATATTAAATATACATATAACATTTAACTAGGAGAAAGAATGAAAGCCATTGTATGGAGTAAAGATAACTGTACCTATTGTGATCAAGCAATTAAATTATTAGAAGCAGAAGGTATTGATACAGAAATTAAAAAAATAGGTCATGGATATACTTTAGAAGATTTGTTAGCAGTAGTCCCTAATGCACGTACTGCCCCACAAATCTTTTTAGATGAAGATTATGTTGGTGGATTTACTGAATTAAAACAAAAATTGGAGTCATAATGAATAGTATAATTAAATTAGGACAGGTCTACTCTTTTAAACTAAACAGCGGAGAAGAAGTAGTATCTAAAGTAGTAGGGAATGAAGATGGATTTTTTGAACTTGAAGATCCAGTATCTCTTGCACCCAGTCAGACTGGCATGGCTCTTATCCCTAGTGTATTTTCTGCTTCAACTGCTGAAAATCCAAGACTAAATACTAATAGTGTTTCTCTTATTGCTGTCACAGCAGATGAAGTCAAAGACAAATATAGAGAAGCAACAACCGGAGTAACAGTACCGGAGAAAAAAATATTAGTAGGATAAAAGTACATGGCTAAATTAAGCCGAAAGGGAGATAAAAACACTACAGGTGGAAAAATTCTCAAAGGCTCAGAAACTGTCTTTGCAGAAGGAAAACCTGTAGGTCTTCATGTTAGTGAAATTTCTCCCCATAATCCAAAACCAAATAAAAAACCTCATAAATCTGCAAAGACAACTGAAGGTAGCCCTACAGTTTTTTGTGAAGGGAAACCAGTACTCAGAGTAGGTTCCGGCAACGATTGTAAACATAAAATTGTTGAAGGCGCAGAAACAGTCTTTGTCCCGTAGGATAATATATGGCAGATACAGGTAAACAAAGTCCTTTAGGTCAAAACGTATTAGGCGGAATCTTACAAAATAGATGTATTCGCATCAATCCTAATGCTCAATTTTTTATGGGAATTAGTAGATCAAATTCTCAGTATACATTCGGCGCACTTGTTAATAATACTGTGCTTAGGATGCTTGTATGGGCTATTAACGACGGTTATTTAAGAGGGGTCGTACCGAGCAGTACTTATAATAATCTTATTTCAATTAATGGTAACAATAGTTGTTATGCATTAGGGAACTCAAAACCACCTACATATATAGCAGAAGATGCATCAGAATCATGGGCATATCATCCAACAAACCCTACAACATGTAAGGCAGTAGATTACGGAGAATCAGCAGGGGTCTCAGGTGCATTACCAGGGCCAACAAATGCAGGGTATTCTGTAACAGGTAATACTGATTACGGTCAACAAGCAACATGGATTCCGTATGATATGTCAAACCCTAACAATAGTATTACTCAATGGGGTTGGATTAGATGTCATGCTTTACAAGCACATAACGAATTTAATTGGCATGCTAGAGAAGGACTTGAAGGGGCAGTATTAGATTCTAATCCATCTCCTAGATATGAAGATTTCTTAGGCTCATTTAATGAAGCCTATAGTTTTATTCAGTACAACAATAAAACAATTTCTACTGCACAAAATGCAGAAACTTTCTTAGAAGGTTCATTCAGTAATATGAATGATTTGATTACTGGAGATGTTACTGGAGTAACTTTATTTACACAGGGTCTTGCAAAGGATTTACAAAGATTACAGAAAATATTCGACTTTAAACGACTAGATCGTTTTGGTTTCCCTTCAACTTTATTACAACAATTATATGATGCAGGCGGAATAACAAAAGACCTAAATTTAGCCTTAGGCTCTGCCGGACTTTCTGAAAAAGAAATTAAACTTTTATCTACAAAAAATGATCACGGTACGGCATCACAAGAACGTAAAATATATACAGCATTTTTATCAATAGCCGGCGAAAACTTACGAGTATGTGCATCATCACTAACAACAAATAGGTTTTTTTTAAACGATCAATTGAATCCTGCTATCAATGATGAACTAACAATACGTACATTAGCAGATTTATTAGACCCATATTATTTATTTTATAATACTAGATCAACTCTTACAGTACCGTTATAT